GTGTTTGGGGGTGTATAGGGGGAGAGAAGGGGGGTATATATGAAAAAACAGCTAAATAATTACTAATAACTACTAATATATACATAGTTACCTATAGAAAACCCCTTTATTATCACCTTCTACTATTTTGCCTGTTCTGTATAGGGTGATTAACGACTTTTATACCTACCTACCCTAATTCGTACCACCTTAACCGTCTGTCACACGGCTAAGATTGTCAGAATTACTGATTAATTAACACGTTTCGTCAACTCAAGCAGTCGCTTGCCACGTTGATCGAGCATCTGGCACTGCGAATGCCAATATTCAAGCTCTTTTGAAGCTTTAAGCAGGTCAATCGAGGTTTCATTTACTTCCCGAGCCACGATCATGGCAGGTGTTTCAACCTTCGGGATAAAGAGACTCTTGATGTAGTTCAACATAATGTGGTTATCCTATTTTAGGCAATAAAAAAGGGACCCGAAGGTCCCATCTGGTGGAGCGAAACTGAGATTATTCAGCTTTAGGTTTGCCGCCGGCGAGAGCGTTGAGAGCTTCAGCGACCGCATTCTTCGTAGCCTGGTCAATTGGTGCCAGACCGTCGTACTGGCCTTCAACTTGATGCACAGCGTGCAGTTTCGGGAGGCGACCGGTCACGAAGTTGAACTTGCGCCACTTGGCGTACTGAGTTTTGAGAGTCGCGTCATTGACGTCTTTGGTCTCAGGGTGCTCTTTGAGAGCAGCGATCGCGCAGACACCGTGCATCTGGAGCGAGATTGCATCAGCCGTCGCCCAGATCTTGCCGCAGACAGTGTTTTCGCCTGGACGAACGATACCGTTCTGCATTTTCTTGTCAGCCTTGGCGGGCTTCACTGAGACTGTTGCTTGGACGCCGTGTTTTGCCTTCAGCGCATCCAGATCTTTCTGGAAGGCTTCCATTGCGGCAGGTGGGGTAGTCAAGGCAGGACCGCTACCAGTACCCTGAGCAACGAACGCTGAGAAGGCGTCAGCCTTAACTTGTTTGTTAGCCTCCGCGTCAGCTGCCTTCTGTTCGTCGCTGATGACGTGGAGGTCTTTGCTTGGCGCTTCCAGATTCGCTTTCGCGGCTGCGTTGATCTTAGCCAGTTCAGCTTTGGTAGCCTTGCGGACGCTGGTTACACCGGTAGTAGCCTTAGCCATGATATTTCCTTTTGAGAGTTAGTGAAAAATTTCACAGACGCCGCGAACGGCGTTTCGATCATTTAGATCTCGTCAGTGTGAATGTTTGTGTTACCCAACTGATGCATCCATTGTAAAGTGTTGCTGCACAAAAAGCTCATTGATTGTTACTATTGGGCGTTTGCTTGCAATAGCGTTCAACAGCGGAAACTGATTTACAGCAACTATTTCTGAGAGGCCTTAAAATCCGCCGTTCGTGATAGGTGCTTTGACACCATCGCCATCCATCACGATAGCATCGTGCAGTTCAAGAACAGCGAGAACCCATGAAGCACGTTCAAAACGGTCAGGACGATCTTCAGAGCGCTTCTTCGCGAACTCATAAGTCTCCTCAACTTTCATACCGAGCTCTTTGAGTGCAACCAGAATGTCGTTCGCACGCTCAACAACAGACTTGATGTTTGTGGTCACGAATTTGTTAGCATGAACAGTCATGATGCCACCACGATCATTGGATCAGTGTTAGGAGCCGCGCGTTTTACAGATTCGAGAACGCTTTTAGCTTCAGCAGGGCCAACTGGCAGACTAAAAAATGCCACGCCACCAATCACAACCAGAATTTGCTTGTTGGGCTCAACGTACGGCGTCCCGTCGGTATTGAAGGAACCGAAACCATCTTCAAGAATCATTTTATTCTCCAGATAGGCAAAATTGCCACGAAAGAGCCCGCAGACTCTTTCATTGCAGCTTTACTGAGGACGCGGTTCCATTGGTGCTTGATAATATTTGCGCAGATATGCAATGCTATCCCACCAGAGCTGAGCATCTTCGAGATTGTCGAAATGTGCCTCGTGAATTTCCAGAGCGTTTGCTTTCTTGTAGCGGACAGTATATTTCATTTTGAGACTCCTTATTTAATCACGAAAAAGAACAGCTCCAACAAATCGCGCTGTTCCTGCTCTTCAATTGCATCTAACCAGTCTTGCATCGTGGCTTCGGTAGTGTCCATGATTAACCTCCCAATTCTTGGTCGCTGACGTTTTCCAACAAGTAGAAACCGATCAGTGCGATCCCGACCACTGCACAGCAACCTGTGATCTGGAACATATGTGTGGTCAAGTTAGGCAGTACGTCCATCACAATGCCACCCATAAAGCTCAGAGCGAGCAAAAACACTCCGCTTGCTAATAGTGCATATTTCATTTTAGTTCCTTTGTATATGGAGATGCAAAAAGTGCATCGGGTAGCCTAGCACGCCAAGCTACCGGATTACTTTTAGTTTATCTTACATTGGTATTGTCTAGAGTTTAGTCATCCGTGTCATAGCACTTTGGCAATCACGGTCTGTTGCGCCAATGAACCCCATGCGCGTGTCTAATTGTTAAAGAGCAATTACCTACCTTTGTAGGCTTACTACCAGCATGCACATCCAAGGGACGTACAGTACCTTACTGAGGGCGTATTTACCCATCTTGTTCGTGATGTACTACAAAGCGAGCACGTCTGTCACACATGCGCTTTGGAGTACACCCCTTGCGGGGTGTTGCTGTATTACTCTTCGGTATCAGCTACTACGACCACTGCCTTTTGTGCCTTCTGCCACTTGGCAAATTGGGTCGCGGCAGTAGCAGGGTTGATGCCAGCCAGCTTGCATGCAGCGAGTACATCAGCACGCACACCCTTGTATTGCTCTGCAAGCGCGTGTACACGTGCGCATGCGCCTGGTGCAGCGCTAGGTGCGTGCTGCTGCTTGCTATGTACAGCGCGTACAGCAAGGGTGTTCTGTGCAGGGTCCAAACCGTACTGGGCAGCAAGTTGCTGTGCAGCAAGCATGTATGCACGCTGGTTGTTCGCTTGCACACGAGCAACATACGCTTGTTTCTTTTCAGCAATGCGACGTGCGTACAGTGCAACTTGCACACGTGCAACACGCAGTGCGCGCAAGGTTGCTGGAATTGCAACAGTTGCTTGTGCTGCAACACCTTGCTCTACTGCAACTACGTTGTTCTGCTTAGCCATTTATTGCTCCTTAGAAAGTTACCACCGGGCAACCCCGGCGGTGCACTGCGGTGTGCAGTGCATGTAGTAACTATCAACAGTTCGGATGCGCCTGGCCATGGGTTTATATACAGTAGTGTCCACATTTAAATCTATCAGGTGGATAGGTAATACCTATCGTGTGCGTATATGGTGCATGGTACTAGGTGCAGTGCTATAGCAATGCGGTTTAAACCGCGTGGAACGTGGGTACAAGCGCGTGGAACGTAGTACATAGGGGTTAGTGCAGTGTAGCGCGTGCGTGCGCTTGTAGCGCGTGTACGGGTGCCTGTCTGTAAGTAAATTGGCAACGTTTCTGCTCTGCCAGGTCCGGGGTGATATTTTGTAGGTAAAATCCAAAGTCCCCTTGATAGAATTCCTCAATGAATCACCTTGATCACCTTGATCATTAGTCACCCCCCCCCATTTCAGATTCCCATCTCAATCACTACTTCCTCCCGAAAAAAAAAATAGAAAAAATCTACATAAAGGATCTATCATTGTATCCAACTGCATAAAAACCACAGATCCATTGCGCTCAAACAATTTCCACAAACAAAAAGCTTGCGCTAACGCAAACCATGCTGTAAAGTTTGTTGCATGGTGCTGCGGCATCGGATGCGGCAGAGTGCTTTAGGGCGCCAGAATCCGCGATCCGGTAACCGCTTACCCACAAATGGATTAGCGCATGACATCTGCCAACTAGTCTGTGAGTGTGGTCAAACAGCATCATATGGCGATATAGCTCAGTTGGTTAGAGCACTGGCTTGTCAAGCCAGGGGTCGCGGGTTCAAGTCCCGCTGTCGCCGCCAGTTTCGCAGAGGTAGCTCAATCGGTAGAGCAAACGGTTCAACTGCTAGGCGGTTTCGTCAGAATAAACCTAGACCGTGTTGCCGTTCTGTGCAGGTTCGGATCCTGCCCTCTGCACCAGAATGCGGTAGTAAAGTTTGGGTCGCCATGTTGTTGGCGGTAAAGACTGGTACTTGCGACCAGCTACCTGATTAGAATTGGTCTGATGGTAAGCTGGAAATTACACCCGGATATCCATGGCCCGGGAGATGTAGGTTCGAGTCCTACAAAGGCCGCCAAGTTTCATCGCAGTTCAACAGTATAGGAGCTTTAAATGTTGCCACTCTTCATCGGTAGTGATTTACAACCACAACCCATCCCTGAGACAGTTGCGCTCTACATCTGTATTACAATCTTCTCCATCCTCATCCTCCTGGTCATCTTCGAGTACCTCATTGGTCGCTACTGGCAAATGCAATATGCTCGAATGGTTCGCAAGTGCCAAGCTGAACGCCAGCGCAAACAGGCGATCGACACTCTCATCTCTGAACCGCGCAACAATGTGTTCTTTTACCTGAATGGTAACCGTTTGCGTGTCCTGCCTAAAGACCGCACCATTGGCAAGCTTTACCTCAATAATCAACTCGTTGGTAAAGTCACCCGTTTCCACATCCACCTCTAAGGTTCCCATGAAAAGCTTTATGTACGATCTGAATCATTTCAGCATGCCCGTTGCAACCCTATTCCTGGCGCTGTTTATCGTCGGGCTCATCGTTTGGGTGATTACTTTCTACACCGCACGCGCAGTTGCTGCACGATTGCTTCTCGTGCAAGCTGCACACCTGAAAAGTCTGGTGCATGTGCTTAACAAGGATTTGTGCGAACTGCCGCGCACTAACCCTGAACTGTTTTTAATTTCGCGCCAAGACGAAATTGACAATGACAAGCTAGTAGTCGAAGAGCTACGTCGCATTCGCGAGCTGTTGGACACAAAGTCATCCCTCCTGAAGTAAAACCACAAGAAAGAATAAAATCATGCGCAATTACCTTGACCTCATGCAAAAGGTCTTGACCCACGGTGTACGCGAACCAAACCGCACCGGAATTGACACATTAACCATTGCCGGCGAAATGCTGAAATTCGACCTGGAAAAAGGTTTCCCGGCAATGACCACAAAGAAATTGTTCTACGAGAAGGGCGTAATCGGTGAGCTCATCGGTTTCCTGGAAGGCACAAGTAGCCTGGCTCGCTTCCAAGAACTCGGCTGCAACGTATGGGACAAGAACATGACCGACCCGAAATGGTTAGACAGTCCTATTTGCCAGGGTCCGGACGACATGGGGCGCATTTACGGTACTCAATGGCGCAACTGGACCGGTAAAAGCTATTTGGACCGTGAAGCAGGTTCAATGCTAACTCCTCACGTCGACCAGATTGCTGTTGCGCTTGCAGACCTGCGCAGCCCGAACCCTTCACGCCGCATTGTGGTCAACGCCTGGAATCCTGCAGAGCTGGATAAAGCGGTGCTCCCACCGTGTCACATGCTGTTCCAATTGCTCCCGCATAAGTCCACCAATAAGCTGAATATGGTCATGTATCAGCGTTCGTGCGACCTGTTCCTGGGCATTCCGTTCAATATTGCGTCTTACGCAACCCTGTTGCATATTTTCGCAGCATGGGGTGGCTATGAAGTCGGCGAGCTCACCATGATGCTGGCGGATGTCCACATTTACATGGACCACATTGACCAGTGTAAGGAACAATTGAGCCGTGAACCGATGACGCCGTGCCAGTTGTTCATCAGTATGCCTGTTGACGCGGACAAAATGCCGCTCAATGAGCTGATCGCGGACCTGCATCCTGCCAATTTTGAACTGTTCGGGTATAACCACCATCCGGCAATCAAAGCAAGCATGGCACGTTAATACAACAATTCCGGAGACAAAATGAACAAAATTACTGCCCTTGCTGTCATGGGCATGGGTTTTCTCTGTGCAGGGATGTTTCTTGCTTCAATTGACTGGTTCTTCAGTGGTGCCGTATGTGTATTCGTGGCATTTGTCTGCACAGGCTGCATTGCGGAGTCGAAATGAGCAGCTCACAGCAGGAAGTTTGCACGGCTGCACTAGGTGAACAGGGTTGGAACTTCGAAGCTCCACCCGCTCAACTCAAAAGCGCCAAAATGCAGTTGCTCACCATCGGCGGAGTGGCTGTAATTGGCCACTGGTACGGTGTGTTTGGCCAATACTTCGTGGGCTGGGCACCGCTCTTGAAAGTGCCGCAGGATATGAAGAAGCACGTTAAAGCTTACAACGGGCCTCGTGATGGCAAATGAAGCTCAGCGCACTGCGCAGGAAAGTTTAACCATCCTGGAACAGCGTTTCGCCGGCTTCTCTGCTGAAGAGTATGAGGAGATCGAAACGCTCCGCTATGCGATGCGTAACATGATTCAACGCTACGGCGCGAGCGCTGAACTGGCAATCATCTGCGTCGGCTTTGAAATTGCGATTAAGGAGAAGCAATGAACTCCATAAAAATAAGTGAATTAATGCAAAGATCCGTCGACGCGGATTTGTTGTATGCTAAAGAGCGGATGAGTAATTTGGTCCGTGAAATGGAATCGATCAACGTGTTTATCACCATTGAATTTACGCGTGATCTGGACAAACCAGGCTACAAACACATTCTCACTGCTCAGATTTCGCGCAGCCGACAGGATAAAATCCTTGCACAACAAAAGAAAGAACAAAATGGATGATAAGAAAGAAGACAAGGTTGAACAGGAGCGCGCCCGTGTGCGTAATCAAGTTAAGACAATGTGCGACGCCACTGACTGGATTACGCTCGCTGAACTTTACAACAATCGTGCTCGGCACACGAAAATGAAATACGACGCCTTGATCAAACAGGGTTTTAACGAAACGCAAGCTCTCTATCTGTCGGAGAAATGGGTATGACCACAATGAAAATCATCGGCGGCACTCTTGTCAAAGAAATGCCAATCGAAATGCTGCTGCCGTATGAAAAGCATGCAATTCGCAACCATGGACAAAGCTTGCACCGTATTGCTGATCGCGGTGGTTTGACTGCGTCGGAAGCTTTGGCCATCCTGGGCGAGCTGCCTGCCCGTTTCATTGTTCCTTCTAAGGACGACGACCAGAAGCTTTATCTGGAAGTCCAGGAGTATAAAAATGGGCTGGGATAAGGTGAAATCCCGGACCGTGCTCGGCGAGGATGCAATCGCATTCTTGTGCGCAGGGCTGATTGGCAAGGGTAGCACCCGAGAAGTGCACAAGGCACATCTCATCGACAATCATGTGGTCAAAATCGAAAAGCGCACCGATAGTTTCCGCAACATTGCAGAATTCAACATCTGGTGCGAAGTTATGGATAAGCCTGAACATGCGAAATGGTTTGCCAAGGTGCACAGCTTAAGCCATAACGGTCGTATTTTAGTCATGGAACGCACTGTTGTACCAGGTCCGAACGACTGGCCTGACATGTTGCCAGAGTACATAAGCGATCGCCACCGGGGTAACTTCGGCATGGTACTCCGCAAGGATCCTAAGACCCGTAAAATGGTTCATCAGTTCGTCTGCCATGACTACGGCCACAACGACATGCTTGCCCAAGGGTTGAGCGCCAAAATGACCAAAGTGAAATGGGAGAAACCATGAACCAAATTTCAGTAAATCCTGAGCACAAGTATTTCCATCCTGATGCAATATGGTGCACCGTTTATCTTGACGAAGTTTTGCAATACGGTTGCACCACAGCTGATGCAGACGAGGGCTGGATTGAACGTTACGTCTTTAAAGACGGTAAACTTCAAGTCAGCGTTACAGATGAACCAGAACGCGAAATTGTTCGCGGCAAAGTTCGTGTTGAAATGCGAAAGCCTGAGGAAGTCGATGAAACCTGAAGACATCGCTAAAGCAGGCACAGAGCACGCTCACCAGGCTGCTCTGTTTTGCTGGGCGTACAAGAAGGCCGTTACGAGTTGGCCTCAGCTGAAATGGTTGTACGCCATTCCCAACGGCGGGGAGCGCAATCCTGCAACCGCTGCGCGCCTGAAAGCAGAGGGTGTAAAGTCAGGTGTCTCTGACGTTTGCTTGCCTAGCGCTCAGCGTGGTTACCACGGCCTTTACATTGAAATGAAGAAGCCTGGTAGCGAAGGGAAAGCGGCAGGTAAAGAGTCACCTGCACAGGTAGAATTTGGCAAATTCTTGGCAGATGAACATTATATGTATCGTTGCTGCCATGATTGGATGACAGCAGCACAGACTATTGCTTGGTATATGGGAGTTGATGATGGAACTTACTAAAAATCAGTTTGTAATGAAGGCGCTTATTGAAGAAATGACGCGTCGGCGTTACAACGGTGAACGAAACCTTAAACCTGACATTCAAACGGGTATTGCGGCGTTAAGTGCTATCCTTCCAAAACGGATTTACATCTTGGCAACTTCACCCCGCATTGCTGATGATTTTGGTTGCACCTTGAAGGGTCGCGCTAGATCGGATGTTATTCATCTTTGCCACGAAGATTATGCCAATGCTGTATTGGCAGGGCAAGAAAATGCACATGTTGTCCAACTGCACACGGGCATGTTAAACATAGACCAATCTGAAATTCGCAAAAGAATCATGCGAGTTATTCAGGCTCGTTGTAGAAATGCAGTCATTTGGCACATAGGTGATTGGCACGCTTAAACGCGCTGTAGCACGCTTACTAGGGTAGCTGCACCACCGCAGCAGCTACCCTGTACAACCTCCCTGCCCACCCGCCTAGTGCGTTGCCCACCACTTTTCTTCCTAGCAATACAAATAAAGCTTGCCCCAAGGCAGCATCCCGACATATACTCCACCTAATGCCCAATAGCATCACGGAGTATATCAATGTCGGATTCACAAGCCTTCCCTGAAGGAATCTCAGAGCCAGAAAATCTCGCTGCGGATCTTACGCATCGCGAGGTGGCTCTCCGCGACCATTTTGTGAATGAGTATCTTGTCGACTACGACCTCAAGAGTGCAGCCATTCGTGTGGGTTACGGTTCGAGCTACGCACATGAAATGGGCACGCGCCTCATGCAGTGCCCGTACGTTCTCCAACAGATCAAATCCAAAGAAGCCAACACTGAAGAAGAAGATGCTGCTATCATGCGTAAGCGCGTGCTGACAGGTCTGATTCGTGAAGCCAATTATCGCGGGCCAGGTTGCTCGCCTAGCGCTCGTGTTGCTGCGCTCTCCAAACTCGCCGCTATCCAAGGTATGGATGCACCTACACGTTCCAAGCTCGAAATGACAGGCGCTGATGGTAGTCCATTGGGCGGAGGCATGTTTGTGGTCCCAGGCATTATCAGTGTTGAAGAATGGGAAAAGGCTGCACTTGCTCAACAAACAGCATTGGTAGACGCATCTGCGGACCCAAGCGTAGCCGTACCTAAATAATGTCGTCGATAATTTTACCTAACAGAGAATTAATTCTTCCACCCAGGATGCCTCCACCAGTTTGGAAGTGTCTGCCTGGAAGTCAAGCTTTATTTTTACAGAGCCCTATTCGTGAAGTGTGCTTTGCGGGAACCCGCGGACCAGGCAAAACGGATTCGATGCTTTTTTCGTTTGCGCAGCATTGCGGTCGAGGTTATGGTGATTACTGGCGTGGCATTATTTTTCGACGAAACTACAAGCACCTGGATGACATTATCAATAAGTCGAAAAGGTGGTTTAATCGTTCAGCACAAAAGCCTCGCTTTCTTGCAGGAAGTTCGAGCCTTAAATGGGTTTGGCCTACTGGCGAAGAGTTACTGTTCCGTGCATTCGAGGACGAAGAAGACTATTGGTCTTACCACGGTCACGAATATCCGTTCATCGGGTGGGAAGAACTCACTAGTTGGCCCTCGATTAATTGTTACGAGTCAATGAAGTCTTGCAATCGTAGTTCGTTCCACCCGTTTGGGGATGTACCAATGATCCCGCGCTACATCCGGAGTTCAACGAACCCTTACGGGGTGGGGCACAATTGGGTAAAGAATTATTTCATTGATCCTGCACCTTACGGGAATGTTATCACAGATGATGATGGAAATAAGCGCGTTGCGCTGTTCGGCTCCATTCGTGAAAATCCCCACTTGGGCGATGACTACGTCAAGACGCTACAATCCATCACTGATCCGAACAAACGTAAAGCTTGGCTGTATGGCAGCTGGGACATTACTTCAGGCGGCATGTTTGATGATCTGTGGAGTGCGCAGAAACATATTATCAAACCGTTTAAAATTCCGTCTAGCTGGAAGATTGACCGCGCATTCGATTGGGGCTCAAGCAAACCGTTCAGTTGTGGCTGGTGGGCGCAAACAGACGGCACCGACGCTGTAATGTCTGATGGCACGACCCGGAGCTTCCCGCCTAAGACGCTGATTCGCATTGGTGAGTGGTACGGTTGCACAGGTAAGCCGAATGAGGGTGTCCACATGACAGCCCGGAATGTGGCTATTGGTATCCTGAATCGCGAACGCTTGATGGGGCTTGAAGGTCGTGTAAACATGGGCCCAGCTGACTCTGCAATCTACAACGTTACGGATGATGCCTCGATCGGTCAAAACATGGAATCCGAAGGTGTGTTTTGGACACTGGCGGATAAAAAGGCTGGCAGTCGTAAGAATGGCTGGGAACTAATGCGCGACCGCTTGTCTGCAACCGCTAGCGACGACACTGACAAGCCCGGTTTGCTGGTGTTCGAAACTTGCAGAGATTTTATCCGTACTGTGCCTCCAATTCCACGCGATCCTAAGGATCCAGATGACATTGACACAGATGCAGAAGACCACACCGCTGATGAAACGCGTTATCGCGTCTTAGCTGCGGATCATATTGTACACAAAATCAAAATTGGCGGACATTAAAATGGGCGTAGAAAACCAACACAAAGATTACACCGCAATGTGTAACAAATGGCAGCGTTGCATCGATGTCGCCAAAGGTCCTGACGCTGTGCTAGCACGTGGCCCAACCTACTTGCCTAAATTGAGCGAGCAGAGCGAGGCTGAATATCTCGCTTACAAAACGCGCACGATTTTCTACAACGCAACCTGGCGCACGATTGTGGGCTTGCAAGGTATGCTGTTCCGCAAACCGCCAAAGATTGTTGTGCCTGAGCTTGTAAAAGATATGCTGGAAGACATTAACCTGTCAGGCACGTCTATGCACATTTTTGCACTCACCGCTGCTGAAGAATGCCTCAAGCTGGGACGCCTGGGCATTTATGTGGACTACCCCGTCGTAGAGGTAGGTGCTACTCGTGCAGATGCAATTGTTCTGAACCATCGCCCATCGATGAAACTGTATAGTGCTTTGTCCATTATCAACTGGAAAACGAAAACCATCAACAACAAAACCTGCCTGTCCATGGTAGTTTTGAAGGAAGCAGTTGACGTTGCCAAGGATGAATTTACGGATGAAGAACTAATTCAGTACCGTGTGCTCGACCTGATGGAATCAAACGGTAAATACATCTATCGAGTTCGCATTTTTGTGAAAGACAAAGAAGGAAAAGACCTTCAAGTTGGCGAGTCGGTTTTCCCAAAAATTGCAGGCAAGTCTCTCGAGTATATTCCCTTCCAGTTTGTTGGCGTTGACGACGTCAGCTGGACCGTTGATGAGCCACCACTGATCGACTTGGTTGACGTCAATCTTTCGCATTACCGCACGACTGCGGACTACGAACACGGTTGTCACTTTACTGGTTTGCCCACACCGATTGTGTCAGGCTACACTGCCGACTCAAACAATCCTGAAAAGTTCTGCATTGGTAGCACAACCGCCTGGGTTTTCCCACGTCCGGATGCTAAAGCGTTCTTCCTGGAGTTCACTGGTGCAGGTTTGAGCGCCCTGAAGGACAACCTGGAGCGTAAAGAAGGCTACATGGCCATTTTGGGCGCACGTATGCTTGAAGTGAACGTGAAGGGCGGGGTGGAGTCCGCAAACACTGCGGCCCTGCATAGGGGTGGTGAGCAAAGTATGCTGTCCTCTGTCAGCCAAGCTATTTCCATGGGTATCGCCAAGGCGTTGAAAATCTTCTGCGAGTTTGCAGGGGTGCCCACAGAGAAGGTTGAGTTCCTGCTTAACCGTGACTTCTTCCCTGTTCCAATGGATGCGCTTACACTTACGTCCATTATTGCAGGTTGGCAGAATGGCGCTTACAGCTACGACTCGATGCTGGCACTGCTGCAAAAAGGTGAAATGGTTGATCCGGATAAAACGGTGGAAGACGAAATCAAGTTGATTGAAAAGAATCCATACGTCCCACCGCTTGATCCAAACGTTGCAGTGACTCCGGGTGAACAGAGCCCGAAAGCGAAAGCGACCGACTCGACACCAGCACCGACGGGCACCCAACTTCGGAACGGTAGCAAATAGATGTAGTGTGGTCATCAGGAGGGCGTCATGAGCAAACCAACGAAAGAAGAACTTCGTGCATGGCAGCAAAAGAACCGCGCTGAAAAGCGCCCTCCTGTTTCTCCTGATCAGGCTCGTAAAGAGCTTGGCTGGGATATGATTGAAGATGAACAAGAAACAACAAAATTTAAAAAGTCGTTGCCTTATAGTATTTGATGGATTATAATTAGCTTGCAATCAACATCCAGCTAAGCTGGGCCTCAGGCGGTTAAGCCGCACTAATCTACTTCCCAAGGGGATCTCATGAAACTCCAAAATAATAATTCGTACAGCACAGAACCACAAGTCACCATTTTCTTTGCTCGCGAAGATGACGGCGGAGCAGCCGCAGCAGCGGAAGCCGCTCGCGTAGCAGCAGCAACAGACATGCAGAAGAAGATCGACGACGCGGTCGCCGCAGCAACAACCGGCTTGAAAGCGAAAAACGATGAACTGCTGGGCAAGCTGAAAGACACCGGAACCAAACTGAAACTGTTCGACGGCTTGGATGCTGAAAAGATTAAAGAGCAACTGGCGCGCCTGGACCTGGATGAAGACCTGAAGCTCTTCAGCGAAGGCAAAAAACATGAAGTGATTGAAAAGCATACCCAGCGTATGCGTCAGTCACACCTGGAAGAGCTGGCGGCAAAAGACACGCTCATCCAGGCAGAAGCAAAACGCGCTGACGCTTATCGCGGCGCCGTACTGGATTCGCAGATTCTGTCGGTAACGGCAGGTCTGCACAAAGGGGCAGTCGAAGACGCCCTGCTGCATGCTCGTAATCTGTTTACCCTCGATGCCAATGGCAAAGCGGTGCAGATGGATAACGGGACTGCTGTGTTGGGCAAAGATGGCAAGACCCCGTTCGGTCCAGCAGAATGGATTGAGCAACAGAAAGAACTGAAACCGCATTGGTTCCCGGCAGGTACGTCGGGCGGCGGTTCTGGTGCAGCTCGTGAGGCGAGTGGCAACGGAAAAACCATTTCACGTGCTGACTTTGATGCACTGTCTCCTCATGCAAAAGCGGCGGCAGCTCAGGGCGGTATTAAAATTACTGACTAAAGGAAATAACCGTGGCAAATACCCTCACCTCCCTCATCGGCCCACTGTACCGCTCGCTGGACATCGTCTCGCGCGAAATGGTAGGCATGATTCCTTGCGTTACGCTCGACGCTGACGCTGAACGCGCCGCTGTCGGCCAGACGCTGTATTCGTTCGAAACCCCGATCGCGACCGCGACCAACATCACCCCTGGCGTCACGCCACCGGACGACGGCGACCAAGTCATTGGCGCGAACGACTTCAAAATCACCAAAGCGCGGCGCGTTCCGTTCCGCTGGAACGGTGAAGAAGAGCTTGGTGTTCGTTCGTCGGGTACTGCCCCTGCTGCAATCCAGGGCGACCAGCTGACCCAAGCGATCCGCACGCTGGTCAACGAAATGGAAATGGACATGTGGCTCGCCGGTCGCAAGTCGGTATCCCGCGCCATTGGTACGGCCGGCAGCACGCCGTTCGCCACCAACACGTCTGAATCGGCCCTGCTCCGTCAGATCATGGACGACAACGGCGCCCCAGGCGGCGAACGTGCGCTGGTCATCAACTCGTCTGTTGGTGTCAACCTGCGTACGCTGGCACAACTGACCAAGGCCAACGAAGCCGGCACCACCCTGACCTTGCGTCAAGGTGAGCTGCTCGACCTGCACGGCTTCTCGATCCACGAATCGGCCGCTCCACGCGCCGTTGTCAAGGGTACTGCTGCATCGTACACTTCCAACGCTGCTGGTTACGCCATCGGCGCTACCGCGATCACCCTGATCACCGGTACGGGCACCATCCTGGCAGGTGACACTGTCACGATCGCAGGTGACACCAACAAGTATGTCGCTGCCAAAGATCTTGGCACCGACGGTGCTGGTATCCTGACCATCTGCAAACCAGGCCTGCGCGTCGCAATCGTTGGCGCCACCGCTGTGACCGTCGGCAATACCGCAACCGCCAACCTGGCGTTCTGCAAATCGTCCCTGCTGCTGGCCACTCGTGCCCCAGCACTGCCAAAAGGCGGCGACTCCGCTGTCGACCGCATGCTGGTCACCGACCCACGTTCGGGCATGACCTTCGAAGTGGCGATGTACGCTCAGTACCGTCAGATGCAGTACGAGGTCTCCGCGGCCTGGGGCTGCGGCGGTATCAAATCCGCTCACGGCGCTCAGCTGTTGGGCTAATCAGCAAAGAACTGTCACCCGGCTTCGGTCGGGTGACTTTTTAACAACTACAAATAGAAAGCACAAAATGTCTCTCGAAATCGTTGAAACTGTTCTCGTTAAAGGCGAGAAATGCCAGGGCAACCCTGAAGGTGTGGTCAGGATTAACAAGTCCGACTTCGTCGAAGGTGAGCACGAGCTGTTCGATGCACCTGAAGCAAAAACCACCAAAGCTGACAAAACCGTTACGCCTGCACCAGCGGCTGACGGCGTTGTGAAGCAACCTTGGGCTAAAGCCTAATGCAATGATAAATCGCTTGTTTTTACGAGCGATTCAATGATTGTATTGACCACACTAACCGGGACATATCATGGCGATCACCGCTGCTCTTTGCAACAGCTTCAAACAAGAACTCCTGGCCATGACGCCCCACCTTGCGGCAGACGTTTATAAAATCGCCCTCTTCACTTCCGCAGCAGCCCTTTCTAAAGCGACCGCGACTTACGCCGCAACTGGTGAATCTTCTGGTGCAGGTTACACGGCCGGTGGCGCGACTTTGACAGGCTTTGCTGTTACGCTGGATACAGACACAGCCATTCTGGACTTTGCTGATCCAAGCTGGGCAAATGCCACGATCACTGCCAGGGGTGCGCTGATTTACAATTCCTCACGTGCAAACCGGGCTGTTGCTGTTCTTGACTTCGGCGCGGACATCACCTCAACAAACGGTACGTTCACTGTAACGCTGCCTGCACCTGCCGCCGCTACTGGCGTAATTAAAATGACTTAAGGGGTTGTCATGCTTGACCCATCCGGTGCACAAGTGTTCTGGGATTACCAGATAGGAACTTTTACAGGGTTCATTGGACAGTTTAAGGTGGGCAGGTACGGGGGTGAGATCTTAACGGTTAATGCCCTTGAAACATCTTTAGGTGTCATCCTTGCCGCTCAAACCGGTGCTGATTTGCAAGAAGCAATGCTTGCCCACCCTTGGTTGGGCGGCAAGCGTTTTGTCACCAAGCTTCAATTTCGCAAGCTGTTCCGCCCCAACGATCTTGAAAAGATTTACGACGTAGTGCGTTCCTCTGACCCTCTGTACAAAGTCCTTTCCATCAAAGTTCAAATTGAGATGGAAAATGTGAACGCTGCCTCTGAAGATCGTGTAGATTTATCAGACCCCGACACACTCAGCGGCTTGTTAAAAATGGAACAGTACCAGCTGATCACAGCAGGGGACGCTCAACGAATTGCAAAAGGATTACCGTGGCAGCTATAACCGATATTTCAGACCTGATCAACTTGTTGACCAACGGTTCGGCACAGCACTATAACGTCTTCATTGATAGCCGTAGTGGTGCAAGTCCTGTAACGGCCACCATTGCTGGTCAGTTATCTTCGCTTTGGAAGTACAACAAGAGCACCGGGGCAAACGGCCAGAACCCGCCAAGTGGCGTAGGCGAGGCCCCTAACCGTCTTACGCAGGGTGCGCTGCGTCACACTAACGCAGCGTCAGGTAAAGAATTGTGGCTGCTGGGTGTTGAAGCTGTGGCAACGTCGGGCGGCAGCTTTGTCATGTACGACCGTCTTGTGCACACTCGTGGCTTGTCCGGTCTGTCGACTGCTGCCCAGGCTGTCAACACTGCCCCACTAACGCGAAACGTTTCAGGTGTGGGTAATCAGATCTGGATCGAAATTTACACCCAAATCGGGACTGCTGCCACAACGATTACTGCCAACTATACAAATCAAGTCGGAGTAGCTGGCAAAATCACGCTACCTGTCGTTTTCGGAGGCACAAACGCCCGTGAAGAAGCACGTTTAATTCGTCTGCCGCTGGCCGACGGCGACACTGGCGTGCAGAGTGTCCAAACGACCACGTCCCCATTGTCTACCAACATTCAAGGTGACTACGGAATCACTATTGCGCGTCCGCTTGTTCGTGGTTTTGTAGAGGGTGCAGCCACTGCTTGCTTCCGTGACCTGCTTACTGGTGTTCCGTCAATGGTGACGATTCCAGACGATGCTTGCTTAGCACTTGGATGGGTTGCCGCTAGTGCGGTACCTCCTCGACTGGACTTCAGCTACCACGTGGTGGAGAAATAATGGGTTCAATCACCAGTTATGCGGCTTTGCAGACTGCGCTCACTAATGGGGTGCGGTCTGACATGTTCATGTTTCAGAACGGTAATATCGGTCTGGTGCTGGGCACATGGTTAAGCTCTTATGCGCGTTATATGCCGGGTGTTGTTGTTCCAACATTGCCTGAAACGTTGAACTCCGCAAGTGTGGGTGCCGTCATTGCAGTACCGTTGACGAGTAGCAAACAACTCTGGTTGTGTGAAACAGAATTTGCCGGTTACAGTGCTGCAACTCCTGGAACTAAATTTGCAGCCATGCTCTACGACCGCCTTTCCCACATGGGTGGACTTAATTCAACTTTGGCAACTGAGCAAACGACCAATCTGCCAACCGCACCATTGACGCGCTATACCACTGGTGAAGGCGTTGTACCTTTCCTGGAAGTCTATGGTGTCATGGGGACGATCAATTCGACTGCAACCATCAAGTACACGAATCAAGACGGTGTCGCTGGCAAGATCTCCCAGCCTGTTTCGATCGTTACCAACGTCAACAACTCTCCGGATTCAACCACTGCATTCATGCTGGCGGATGGAGATACGGGTTGCCGCTCGGTTGAGAGTTTCACCATGGCGGCAGGTGCCGCTGCTAGCGTGAACATTGGTATTAGCTTAATGAAAAAAATCTGCCATCTGCCCGTTGACACTGGTTCGTACGCAGAGAGACAGGGTTATCGGCAAATGTTGTTCCACGGAGGCATTGTGGAGATCATGCCTGGAGCCTTTTTGCAGCTATTGTGGTATCCGTCATCTAGTGGTACAGGCAACTGGAACTTGTCTGGTCGCGTTGGGATTGTAGAAGCATGAGAGAGCAACGGTTCTTTGTTAATTCAGGATTTCAAACCCAGCTAGGTTTAATTTCTATTGTTGCGCCTGTGTCTTCCGGCGGAACGAATGCGAATGCAATAGTAACCGGTGTTTCGGCCAGTACATCCGTAGGCACACCTGTTGTATCAGGTCGAGCGACTGTAAACCCTACGGGCGTAACAGCAACAACTTCAGTCGGCTCTGTCACGATTTCTGCGGGCGCTAAAACTTCGCCTTTGGGCGTCTCCGCGACAACTTCCGTTGGAACCGCAAGTGCTTCCGGTCAAAGTGTGGTCAACGGGACCGCTACTCCATTGGGGGCAGGTGCAGTTTCGTCTATTGGTTCAGCGACAGTCACAGGCACAGCTCAAGCTCAACCTCCAGGTGTTTCTGCATCTTGGTCTGTTGGAACCGCTGTAGCTAGCGGGTCAACAGTTGGGAACAGCACTGCAACCCCTGCTGGAGTATCTGCCACCACTTCGATTGGAACTGTAAACGTTACAGGTACAGCCAATATAAACGCAGTGGGTGTGAGTGCAGCAAGCTCGGTAGGTACAGCTATCGCTTCTGCTGGGACCAATGCAAACGCTTCTCCTATTGGCGTAAACGCAAACATGTCGGTGGGCACGGTCATTGTTCGTGCAGGTGCATCTGCTCAACCAGCAGGACAAACTTTACAAAGCTCAATTGGAATTGCAACTCTGGTTGCCAATTCACAAATTATTGTTACAGGTGTATCTGCTATTTGGTCAGTGGGCACAGCAATTGCCTCACCTGATGCAATTATACCTGCAATCATTCGGCAATACCCGAATGAAGGGGCAACACAACATTATCCGCTTGAAGGCGCAAGCCAAAGCTACCCGAATGCAGGTCGTTCACAAAGTTATCCGAAGGGGAATTAAATGACAATCGTTGTTGAAACCGGTCAAGCACTCTCGAACGCAGTTTCTTATGTTTCAGTTGAAGAAGCTGACGCTTACCATTTGGCGCGTGTCGCAACCCTCTGGACAGAGATGACCACAGCTGAGAAAGAAGGTTGTTTAGTCCGCGCAACAGACTTTATGTTGCAGAAATATCGCATGCGCTGGGCTGGTCGCCGGTACAACGGAACACAAGCACTCGACTGGCCACGAGTAGGTGTGGTCATGGAAGAGTTCGAAGGCGTTTATGGCCAATTTATTGTGTCATACGAAGTGGTCCCGAAAGAAGTAAAAAATGCTTGTGCGGAACTTGCTTTGCGTGCTAGTATCAGTACGTTAAGTGAGGACCTGTCTCCTCGTGTACTTCAGGAGACTATTGGACCCATCACAATTAAGTACGATAAAGACTCTGGACGCACGATGTCCTACATGCAGGTTGAAGATATGTTGAAACCATTCTTCGCTGCGCGTTCAGGAAGTCCAATGATGAAACTCTCAAGGTGTTAAATGGCGCTGTATGACAAACTAGCTTTGACCGCATCACGGTTGCTTGCCAAATACGGCACAACCGTGATTTTGCGTCAGCTGAGCCAAGGCAGCGCTGACTATGACCCGAACTCCGGGGGTGCTGTACCAGATGGTATGGACGGCACTACCGACACGAACCGCAAGGCTTTAGTCTTGGATCAACCCGGTTCACAAATCTCGCAACGCTTTGGTTCCAACAATCAAGCTAACACTTTGATTTCTCAGGGTGAAAAATGGCTGTACATTGACACCAAAGGCGCAGCACCAACTCTGCAAGACAAACTCATTGTTAAGAACATCGAGTACACAATTATCGATGTTCAGGAAATGGGTCCTGGCGGGATTGCAATTCTTTACATGGTTGTCGTCCGTGTCTAACTCTATCAATGCTAAAGCAGCGGATGATATCTTTCGCTTCGTGTTGAAGGGTAAAGGTGCCATCCAGTCGTGCACAAAAGAAATCCTTAAGGAAGTAGCAGTGCGTCTAGATGCCCGCTCACCTGTGGGTAATCCTAGTCTGTGGCATCCACCTTACTGGCCAAAAGGTTATGTTCCGGGTCATTTCCGGGGTAACTGGCAAATGGGGGTTGATGCAAGACCCACAGGCGTTCTTCCAAATATTGATGCAACTGGAGTAAGTTCAGTTGCAAGGATGCATAAAGCTATACCCCGTTGGCCCGTCGGCCACATATATTACTTTACAAATAATCTGCCATATGCTAGACTACTGGAAACTGGACTCCACTCCTCGCAAGTTGGTCCGGGTGGAATGGTAGGTCTAACGGTTATGGAGTACCAACAAATCGTTCGACAAGCTGAACTTAATTACGCAAAGGACTAAAAAGTGTCAATGGTAAAGATCCGAGCTGCGCTTGAAACTGCTCTCGCTGCCATGGGCGAATTAGTTCCGTCTTTCAGTATTGTAAGTTCCGCACCAGGTAACGCTGCACTCGTCACAACTACTGTTCCACACAAGTTGAAAAGCGGTGTATCGGTAACGATTTCCGATCACGTTGGTGCAACTCCAAACTTGAACGGTAGCTTCCTGATTAGCGTGCTAAGTGCCACAACCTTTACGTTGCTGCATAAGGTAACGGAAGCACCGTTTGCGTGCACGGCAGGGGGTGTAGGCGGGGTTTGTAAAGCAAACCTTACCGCATGGGACAACGTAAGTTTTAAACCTGTGCCGGGGGTGCCTTACCAGAAGGTCAACCTGCTGTTCGCAGACCCTGATGATGTAACGATGGGTGCAGGCTACTACCGAGAACACGGCTTCATGCAGGTTAGTTTGTTCTACCCGATTTTGCTAGGCACTAAGGACATCAGTGCAAAAGCAGATGAGATTCGTGCGGCGTTCTCGAGGGGCGCGTCGTTCGAAAAGGATGGTGTTACTGTCAAGATCCCAAGGACCGCGATGGTGATGACCGGGATGCCTATTGACGAAAGTTACGCTATTCCGATTCGCATCCCGTTTCAAGCAGATATTTTCAGATAGTTTCAAACCTGCCGCGTAAGCGGCTTATATACCGCATAGGCGGGTTCAACAGAAAGGTAACATCATGCCACTCATCGCAACAGGAATTAACAAACTCCTGACCTTCAAGAAACAGGCTGGCGGTATCGGTACTGCTGCCGGTCCGACGACTGCGCAAAACCTGCGCCGTGTTTCGTCCACCCTGGACAAAAAGAAAGCGACTTACACGTCGAAAGAACTGCGTCCTTCACAGCAGCGCTCAGACATGCGTCACGGCGTCATCGGTGTTGACGGTACGATCTCAGGCGAACTGTCGATTGGTACGTATCAGTCCTTCACCGAATCGATGCTGCGTGCACTGGTCTCCACCGCTGTGACCGTCACGACTGCTGTATCGGACATCGTTACCGCTGCTGTCGGCGCCAACGGTGGCACGATCACTGCAACCGCTGCCAACTTCGTGACCGGTAACATGTTCAAAGTTGGTATGGTTATTCGTGCTGCTGGTTTCACAACCACTGCTATTAATAACAACGCCAAGAACCTGTTTATCATTTCGCTCACCAATAAAGTAATGGGTGTGGTCACCCTCGACGGTAGCGCCTTCGTTGCCAAGACGGAAACCGCTGCTGTTACGCTAACCGAAGTCGGCAAGCACATCATCATTCCACAATCCGGCGCGCTGCGTGACTACTACACGATCGAACACAACTTCGTCGACATCGCTCAATCGGAACGTTTCACCGATTGCGTCATTACCCAACTCGACGTGAAGCTGCCTGCGTCGGGCATGGCAACGGTCGACTTTGGTGTGATGGGTCTGAACATGACGACCGGCACCGCTGGTTACTTCACATCGCCGGCTCCTGTGAGCCAAGGCGCCAACCTGGCTGCTGCCAATGGTGTGGTTTACATGCAAGGTGCTGCGATCGGTCTCATCACCGGTATGAACATTGCAGTCAAAGGTAACCACAGCGTTATCGGCGGCGTTGTTGGTTCGAACGTTGAACCAGACATTTTCCCAGGCTCGATCGACGTTGACGGTCAGGTTACCGTGCTGTTCACCGATGCAGTCGTCCGCGACTACTTCCTGAACGAAACCGAAGTGTCGCTGTACTGCGCCTTTACCACCGACAACACCTCGACAGCTGGCTTCCAAGCAATCAGCTTGCCGCGCGTGAAGATGGGTGGCGCATCGAAAGACGACGGCGAAAAAGGCCTGGTCATGACGATGCCGTTCACCGCGCTGGAAAACGTTGCAGGCGGTGCTGGCACCAACTCGCATCAAACGACGATCTGCATTCAAGATAGTGCATTCGTCTAAACCGAACTGGTCGTGAGTGACTCCTCGACCTGTGCTTTCCTCCCGGTCTAAACGCCGGGAGGCTTTTTAAGTCAAAACCCTTAACCAAAATAGTGAGTATATAAAATGAACACAGCACAGCAAATCCAATCGTCCCCAGCTACCGCAGCAGGTTTCGATGTCGATAACATGTTTGACGAAGTTGAAGCAACGCACCGCGTCGTTGTCATCAAAACCGACGAGGGTGACGAAAAGAGCGGCTTCATCATTGTGGGCAAAAACAGCTCGCAGTATCAAGCTGAAAACGAACTGATCCGCATCGAGAACATCAAGCGTTCCTCGAAGCGCAACAAGGCAGTTGACACCAGCACCGAAGAAGGTGCCAAGCTTGTCGCACAGACCATCGCTAACAACGAGCGTCGCCTGGCACTGGCAGTTGTTGTTGACTGGTTCGGCTTTGATAGCGCTGGCAAACCGCTGCCGTTTGACAAAGCAATGGTCGCACGCATGTTCGATAAGAAACCAACCTGGCTGACCGAAGTCGGCAACGCACTGGACACCGACGGAAATTTTACGAAGGTCTGATCCAAGGCTTAACTGAATTCGCGAAGTCGCAATTCTATTGGGGCGGCAAACAGGGAGATGGGGCATCAACACAGGAACACGTTGACGTTGCTACTAAATCCCCGTTTGCCGCTTCTGTTATTTCGGATCAGACTTTCAAAGAAGCACCAGAAGTTAAATACTGCCCATATGAAGTTGAATACATTTGGGAATGGTTCGTGCAGTTAAACAAGACACGTGATGTTGGAATGCAAGTCGCCGCAATCAAACACGTTGAAATAACAGCATGGGCGCAAGGCATGGGTATCAACTTGTTACCTTTTGAACGACGTGCTATTTGTGCAATCGATGACGCATTTATGGCACACCAGAACTCTAAAAGTAAAGAAACCAAATGACGACTCCTACCGGCGGCACCGATATTGCAGCGCTTGGCGTTTCAGTTGACACAACCCAGGCTGTAACGGGTGCGAAAGACTTGGACGCTCTTGGTGCTGCTGGTCTTAAGAGCGCTAAAAACCTCGACGAGATGGTTAAATCTGTCGAGAGCAATACCGCAGCTATTGATAAATTTAACAGCGCTGCAAAGAGCAAACGTCAAGCTTTAGAAGATGAACAGCGCGCGATCGACAAAGCTGTCAACGCACAGAAACAGTATGACGATGCTGTTGAGAAAACTGTGAACGCTGGTAAGCAATTCCTGGCAACATTGAGCAAGACAGTTGCCGAACTCAACATGACCAACATTGAGCTGATGCGTCTGCGCGCCAATCAGTTGGGTGTTGCAGTTGACGCGGAACCCATGATTGCTGCGATTGAGCGTCAGGGTGTGGGATTAAAAGCACTCGAGTATTCCGCATTTCGTACCATGGAAGCAAATGAGGCGTTGTACCTCAAGACTACCAGCGCAGCTGAATACTCTGCCTTCCGTGTAATGGAGGCAAACGAATCTGTTTACCTGAAACAAGCTGCTGCCCGCGCTGCGGATGAAGCTGCATTGGTTGCGCACATCCAACGCGAAGCTGCAATCATTAAAGGTAAAAGCGAAGCGATCGAATACGCTGCATTGCGCGAAATGGAAGCGGCTGAAGCTGCTTACCTGAAACGTACCGCTGCTGCCGAATATGCAGCCCTGAAAGAAATGGAAGCTGCTGAGACAGTGTTCCTTAAGAAGCAAGCATTGCGCAAAGCTGACGAAGCTGCTCTGGACGCACACGTTCAAAAAGAACTTGCGGCAAACAATGCAATCACCAAGTCCGCTGAATACTCTGCGCTCAAACAAATGGAAGCACACGAAGCTGTCTATTTGCGCGGACTTGCGGATAAGGAAAAAGCTGCTGTTGCTGCTGAGAAAGCTGCAATGGCGGACATCCGTTACGCTGAAATGTCTACCAAAGCAAAGATCGCTGAATTGCAGAAGCTGCAAGCGTATCAAGCTAGCTCTGCAATTCGTCCTGAAACGCTGTCAGGTATGTTCTCGAACGCAGCGTTCAAAGACTTGCCAAACATCAATCAATATTTGAAAGAGCACGAAACTGCGATGAACGCGGTTACTGCTTCCCATAAGAAAGGTCACGCTGAAATCAAAACAGTTGGCGAGGCTTGGGACGGCATGAACTTGAAAACTGCTCGTGCACGTTCTGAAATGATTGTTCTGGCCCACGAAGCTGTCCAAGGTCGCTTCTCGAAAATCCCAGCATCCATGATGGTTATGGCGGAATACACCGATGCTGCTGCTCTCGCTTTTACAGGCTTGGGCGCGGTAGCTTTGGGCGTCCTTGCTGCATTGGGTGTACTAGCTTGGCAAATGGCCCATGGTGCTGCCGAGCTCTATCGCTTCAACAACGCTATGCAGCTCAGCGGTGGCTTTGCAGGTCAGACCCGCGACTCTATTGCCGAAATGGCTGAAGAGCTCAAAGGTAACGCTCACGGTGCAATTGTGACCACAACTGAGATGCTTGTCACGCTGGCAGGGTCGGGGAAATTTACCGCCAAGAGCTTGGAAGCAATTGGTGAAGCTGCTTTGAACTTCCAACGCTTGTCCGGACAGAGCACCGAGCAAGTTGCCAAATACTTTGAAGGCATGGTCAAGGTGCACGGCAAAGTGTTTAACGAAATGCAGAACCAAACTGCTGACTGGGCGTCTAAAGCGAACGAGCAGTATCACTTCTTGAATGTGACTCAGTACGAGTACATCCGTACACTGGCAGCGGCAGGTCAGACGCAAGAAGCGCAGATCGAAATCGCTAACCGTATGAACGACAGCTTGCAAGTGCAGAACAAGAATGTGGGCATACTGGTGGCCTCTTATAAAGGCTGGGTAATGATTCTCCAGGACGTCAAGCACTGGATGATGGAACTTGGCAAGAGCGACAGCATTGGTCAGAAACTGGAAGCTGCTCGTTTGCAAATGAATGAAATGCGCAAGCTGCGTGACGGTGCAGATCGCCAAGCTGGTCAATCACAAGAAGATTACGATCGTAGCGGTCAGAAGAAACGTTTCGATAGCTATAACGAAGGCTTCAAGACTCAGTTGAATCTGGTAATGCAATATACCAAAGAGTTCAACGACGAAAAAAACAAAACGACGCAGACTGCAGAAGAAGCATTAATCGACCAACAGGCGATTTTTGGTTCGCGGGAGATGACATATATCCGCAACATGACTCGTCAAAAAGACACCATTGCAGACCAGCACATCGAGCGGCTGATGCAAGGTGCAATGTTCTACAACACTGGTAAGATTAAAGAGTGGGAGAAGCTCTATAAGGGCGAAGCATCATTGCGCGATGCTGCAATGGCTGACGACATTAAGTCCGGTAAGCTGAAACTTGAAACCGAAGAAACACTAGCTGAGTCCATCAAACTCATCCGTGCTAAGTATCACAACAAGACTCCTCGCGGCGCCAGTGCGCAGGAAGATCCGGACGGTCGCATTGCAGCTCAGCTGAACGAAATTGATTCGCAGTTCAAACTGGTCAAACAAGCTAACGATCGTAAAGAGTCAATGTTGAAGAAGTCGATAAATGCGGAACGTATTACGCAGGAAGACGGCTACCAACAGATTTCTAGCTTGCGTTCAGAAGAGTTGACCGCACTGGATGAATGGAATAAAAAACGTCTTGCTGTGCTGGATAAGTACAACCTGAAGAAAGATGCCAAGCTGCGCGGTGATACCGCCAACAAGCTGAAAGAAGCGAAAGCTGGTATTGGTTCAGATAAAATGCAAGACATCTCCGACCAGGCGGACGGAGCTGTGCGAGCTTACGAAAAGCTGAACGACGCTATTGACCGGAGCAATTCCAACGAACTGGAAAAGCTTGATCGCGCTATCGCTAAGCAACGTCAGCACAACGAAGAAATCGGCAAGACCAAAGAGCAAATCGAACTCGCTCGCTCTGCGCGCGACGAGGAACTGGCACGCGCTAACGAAGCAGAAGCTGTGGTCATCAAGAACCTGCTGGACGGTAACGAAGCAGGCATCACGCTGATCGGCACTGACCGCGAACTGTACACCAAACGCCTGGCATTTCTGAACCAACAGATTGACAAGCAACGTGAGTTGGCCAGCCTTGAAAAGAAAGGTGCAGCACTGGAAGCAGTGTCCCCGCAACAGTATGGTAAGGATGCGGACAACGTGGCAAAGCAATGGCAGGCTGCTGGCAACACTATTGCTAAGTCCCTTACGGACAGCTTTGGTAAGGGCGGCAAAGCTGCTGCCGCTATGTTTAAAGCGTTTGCCCAGGGTCAGCAAAACCAGCTTGAGCTCAACAAACAATTGGTAACCGAGCGCGCTGCCCATGTAATGTTGGACAACGAAGCTGCACTGAACGCTGAGTCGCAAGATAAGTACAACGCCGCTAGTGCACGTAACCGTATGAACGAATACGGTGACATGGCTGGTGCTGCTGCTGGCTTCTTTGGCGAACAGTCTAAAGGTTACAAAACGTTGATGATGATTTCACAAGTCTTCCACGCTGCTGAACTGGCAATGACCGTTGCCAGCTTGGTTCCAAAAGCAATTGCTGCGGTTCTGAATCAAGGTTCAGGTGACCCTTATAGCGCATTTGCCCGTATGGCAAGTATGGCAGCATTGGTCGCAGGTTTGGGTGTAGCGGTATCTGGTGGAGGCGGTGGACCGGGTAAAGGTAACAGTTCAGCTGAACGTCAAAAGGCCCAAGGCACAGGTTCTGTGCTTGGTGACATGGATGCTAAGAGTAACTCTATTGCAAAAGGTATTGATATTATGTCGCGTAACTCTGAGCTCGGTTTGGCTCAAGGTGATTCGATGGTTAACTATCTGCGCAGCGTATCTGACAACATTAAAGCTTTGACAAGCTTGATTGTTCGAACTACGGGAATTAGCGGTGCGACTGCCCCTGATACTCGTGGCATCAATGTTGGCGGATATGTTGGTAAAGCACTCAACTCGATTTTTGGTGGTTCCACAAGTGTGCAGGACTCCGGCTTCAGTATGGATAGGACCACTGTTGGGAAGGCAATTAATTCTGTCTCCGCTACTCAGTACACTGATACAAAGAAAGATGGTGGTTGGTTCCACAGTGACAAGTACAGCACTTCAACTAAATCGTTGGGTGCTGACGCTAACAGCCAGTTCTCGAAAACAATCGAAAATATGACGCTGAGCATCAACCAGGCTGCTGTGGGACTCGGCTTGGGTGGAGATGCTTTCAGCAAACGTCTTGACTCGTTTGTAATCGACGTCGGCAAGATTAGCTTGAAAGGTATGACTGGTGCGCAAGTTGAAGAAGCGCTGCAAGGCGTATTCAGTAAGCTGGGCGACGACATGGCTAGGTTCTCCGTGCAAGGACTCGATGAGTTCCAACACGTAGGAGAAGGCTACCTTGAAACTGTGATGCGTGTGGCTAACAGTTTGGGTCAGGTTAAAGACGTGTTTGCAGTATTGAACAAGACTTTCAACCTTACTGGTCTGACTGCAATCAAGGTTAGTGAAGGTTTGATTGAAGCCGCTGGCGGTTTGGAAGAACTGACAAAAGGCACCAAGTTCTTCGTTGACAACTTCTTGACTGAAGCTGAAAAGATGGGACCTGTTACTCAGTCCGTTGCTAAGCGCTTGATGGAACTGAACATGGGTGAAATCACCTCTGCCGCAATGTTCAAACAAAAGATCCGCAGTCTCGATCTGACGAACGCTGCTGAGCAGAAGCTTTACGCCAACCTGATGGAGCTTGCACCTGCATTCGATGAAGTTGCAAAATACGAATCGAAGCGTTACGACAATCAACTTAGTCTGCAATTGAAGATTGCACAGTTGGAAAAGAAAACAGGCGACGTGCGTTTGATTACGCAGAAACAACGTCAGCTGGAACTGGACCAATTGGACGCAAGCTTGAAACCTTTGCAGATGCGCGTGTGGGCATTGGAAGATGAAGAAACGCTGTTAGAAGGTGTGACCACAGCTAAGGATCGTTTGAACGACGCTTATGGTCGCGAAAAGGATGCGCTGCAAAATACGGTAGACTCAATGAAAGATTGGGCTACCTCGCTGAAGAGTTTTGCAGATGGTTTGCTGCTGGGCTCGGAGTCAACTTTGACTCCTGAACAGAAGTACCTTGAAGCAAATGCACAGTACGAGCGGACATATGCCTCTGCTAAGGGTGGTGACAAAGATGCGCAAGCAAATCTACAATCTGTTGCGAGCGCATTTATCAGTGCTTCTGACGTTGTCAACTCGTCTAACGAACGTTTTGTTGCAGACTTCAACAAGGTGCAGTCTGACATTCGTGAAGCTGCACGTTGGGCTCAAAGCCAAGTTGATGTCGCCCAAGCAAGCTTGAATGCTTTGGAACGTCAAGTATCTGGACTTATTGATGTAAAGGAAGAAGTCGTAACTGTCACCCAAGCAATCCGGGAACTAATGGCTGCAATGTTTCCAACTAGCACATCTGTTGGCTCGGGCGGTGGCGGTCCATTGACACCTATTGGCAATACACAGTACAATGTACCAGCGCTTTCCAGTGATCCACTTATTAACGTAATCGTTAGTCTTAAAAACGAAATCGTTGAACTCAAGAACCAAGCGATTGTCAACAGCGGCCAGCAAGTAGCTAGTTCGTTGGCAGGAGCTGCAATCGTTTCTAAAGCGGTGAACGTTGGAATGCAAACTGCAACAAACTCTGGTAATTACGCCCGTCGTCTGCAAATGGAATCAACTGTTTTATGAAAACTGCTGCTGAAATCAAAGCATGGTTAGAGAGCCCCACCAGCACACCGATCCTGCTGGTGGAGACCTTTGCCGACATTGCGGGGACAGAGACAGCTTTGAAGTTTTCGGTCGGTGACTACAGCTCCGAGTATTTGCCAATTGTTTCAATTGGAGTTGAGTATGTTCAACAATTGAGCATTAATTTGTCACCAACCAATCTGTCTTACAGCGACTTAAAGATTCATAACCCGAACCACGAGTTCGACTACTTGCTGAACTATGTGTGGTCAAACCGCGTAATCGTTCAAAAGGTTGGGGACGTCGAATGGGCGATAGACGACTTCTTTACAGTCTTCACCGGTTACATTACGGACATTGATAGCCAGGATGCAGAGACCCTGAACTTAAAGATCATTGACCGCTTTCAGCAGTTGAACGCTGCGCTCAATGATGTGGTGCTGGGAGGCACTAGCACCAATAAAAATGTTATCGTACCTAGTGCGTTCGGGGAGAACTTTAACGCGATTCCGATCTTGGTTTCGCAAGCAACCCAAACTTACCAAGGTCATAGTGGCGGACAGATTGAGGATTTCAATGAAGTTCTCACTGACGCCAAAGTGCGCCTTGTAACAAAAGATCTGACAACCGGTAAGTTCAGCTTTACCACAAACGTCGGTAAAGGTATGGTTACGACAACCATGCAAGGCGACAAGTTCGGTGGCGTCTACTCTAAAACGGTTGCAACAGTCATCCAGCGCATTGTAACAGGTTACGGTAAAGTGACAGACCGCTTAACAGCGGCAGACATTGATACAGCAAACTTTGCAGCGTTCAACACTGCAAACCCGCAAACGATTGGATATTATTCAACCGGACGGGAAAACATTTACCCAATCTGCCAGTTCTTGGCTTCTAGTGTAGGCGCGCAAATGGTGCCTACAATGGATGGTAAGTTGCGTTTAGTTAAAATCGAACTCCCTGCACCAGGCGTGCAAAGGGTAATCGATCAGTCTTATATGTTCCAAAAAAATGAAGAGTTGCGTCTTGTTGAGCGACCCCCGGTCCAACCAACTGTTGTTCTAGGCTTCTGTAAGAACAATGCTGTACAAGATAATCTAGACGGCATTCCGCTGGAACATGAAGAAATGCTTGCGTTGGAATGGTTGAAAGTTAAATCTGATAACAGCACGCTCCGCACCAAATACAAGAAAACGCTGGAACCGGTAATGCGGACTACAGCATTGCAGATTGAATCTGAAGCACAAGCGGAATGCGACCGCCTCCGCATACTGTGGTCAACACAGAGAGGTGTCTACGAGTTTGTTGGCACCAGCGAACTGTTAGATCTGCAATTGGGCGACGGGGTCACTCTAGTTCATCCTTATTACAATATGTCAGCAGGTGCAAGCGGAATGGTTGTTAAGCTCAAGCCTAATTGGCTCAAACGTGAAGTCTTAGTAGGGGTGCTCGCATAATGGTAGCTCTTGTCAACGCACGAAGCGTCATGCTTGCGGCATCTGCCAGCCGCACGACGGTTGTGGTGCCTTTACGTTATCTCTATCCAGGTTTGGACGATGTGAGCTGGCCCGATTTAGTTCCAATTGTAACTGTAACAGACGGGCCCTCGGGTGTCACTGTACGGCGCAGTGTTGCAGGTGTCCCAGCACAATATGAGCAGAATACCTTTTTTGCCATCGACCGAACCCGCGTCTACCGTGTCCGCTTTTGGGCGCGTGCCTCAGCTACCGCCAACGGGACGTTCTATTTCGCGTTGCGTCAGTACCTTGCGAATGGCAATTTCGGGCCTGGCAACTCGGGCCTTGAACCTTACAAGCCCGGAGCTGCAACCCCAAGCTCTGCGCAGACTTGGCAACCTTACAGCTTCACGTGGTCGTCCGCAGACTGGCAAGTGGGGGTTACGCAGGTGCGCCCGTTGTTCCTGTTGAACTATAACGGCACTGCGGGTTATTGGGAGATTCAGGACTTCCAGATGCAGGATGTCACGGAGGTAACGGCAGCGCAAACAGCCGCAACCGATGCGGCTGCGCAGGCAGCTCTAGCAAACACGCGCTACACCAATATGTCCAACGACGGCGTGCTCGACCGCAGCGAGAAGGCACAAGTTGTTCTGGACTGGGCAACGATTACCGGAGAAAGTACGGGGCTTATCGCTCAAGCTCAGGCGTTGGCTGTGCCTACTAACAGCTACGTGAACGCAACTGACTCGCTTGCTACCTATTTGTCGGGGATGTCGCCAGCCTGGAACGATACGACGCAAGACACGAGCATCGTTCGCACCACGTTCAATTCAATGTGGACCGGCTACTACAACGCCAAGGCCGCGCTACTTACTGCTGTCTACGCGAAGACCGCGACCACGGCCACGGACATTGCGCCTACTGGCGGGAACATGCTCCCGACGAACACACTGCCAAACAGTGCGTCGGGGTTTACGGCGGCGTCCAGCTCCAACGCTTACGTGTGGGAAGGTCCACTGTATGACAGCACTTCTTACTGGTCAGGTGGAGGGGCTGGTGGTTGTGTGTTCACGCACGTTCCGACGGTAACCCCGCCCAATGGCACCTACATTGACTGCTATAAAGACAGCGGCGCTCGAATCCCCGTAGTGGCGGGGCGTCGGTACGAATTTGGTATCAACATCAGCTCACACCGCTGTAGTGGTCTTGCTGTGCTGTTGTGGTACACCTCGTCCGGTCAGTACATTACAGAGACTGCTGGGAATTTTGTTGCCTCAAATGGGGCTAGTGTAGTCACCAACCCCACGGACTTTCCACGCTCTTTTGGATTTGTCACTGCACCCCCCGGAGCCGCATCGGCTTTTCTGAAAGGTATGCAGTACCATAACTTAGGCGGTTCTGACCCATACGTCTTCTACTCCAAGTGGTACATCGGGGAAGCAGGGGCAACGCAGACAGTACCGTCCAAGTGGTCCGAGGGCGGCGCGGGACTTTCTGCAACTGCCGCTGCTGCGAAACTTGCCGCTGACACGGCGGTGATTCAGGCGGCTCTTGCCAATACACGCTACGATAATATCTCCTCGGATGGAATTCTGGACCGCAGCGAAAAGGCACAGGCTGTTTTGGATTGGCAGGCAATTGAAGGGGAATTTACAGGGCTTCTCAATAAAGCCGCCGACCTTGGGGTTCCCTCCGCTGCATACTTGGCAGCTCTTAACGCCCTGGCTGACTATTTATCCCTCCTATCGCCTGCTTGGAACAACACCGCGCTTGATACCAGCATCGACCGCACAGTGTTCAATGCAAAATGGACCGGCTATGCCAACGCCAAGGCCTCGCTACTTACTGCTGTCTACGCGAAAGCAGCAACACTTGCCAACCAGCTTGTAACGGTGGACCTCGGCAGCGGGACTCACTTTGGGGCGCGGAATAGGAACGACCACCCGTCCGAATATCCAGTGGGTACCACTCGTCAATTCAAGCAGGCGGACACTTTTGTATTTACTTCCGTGAGTGGCTACTTCACCCTGGAAACTGTCAAACAATACTCGGACAATTCCGGCGGGGGCTTGTATCAGTATGCCCTTGTCGACAGCAAGACGTATCGCCGCTACACGGCCACCGCCGCAGGGACCAATACCTCATTTACTGCCTGGGTGCTCGACCTCGACAGGAACTCCTACACGGGCGACTTGAATGCAACCGTTGGTGCACCATCCGGCACCAATGTCGCGGGTGTGTTAGCTGAAACTCTGGTGACTCAAGCATCGACGGGGGCTGCGGCGGCGGGTGTGGTCAACAACCCGCCTGTGTTAGCTGCAATGAGTGATATCAGCGCGTCGGGGGTGTATAAACCTGCTTCTCCTATCGGAACGCAAACCGCGTCTATTGCTGGCGGAGTTGGGCCTTTCACAATAGCTTGGTCCGTTATCCCCGACATCGATGGCGATACCGAGATTACCTACACTTACAGCTCAATCACTAACACAAATGATCGCATGTCTTTTAAGGCATTGTCTCAAACCACGGGAGGTTCAATGTCATCTATTGACGTCACGTGCACCATTACTGATTCAAAGGGCCGGTTCTCGTCCCGCCAATTTAAAGTAAGCGCTTCGGGATAATTATGACTATCTATGCATGTATTAAAGACGGAGCAGTTGTTGTTCAGCTGAGGGTTGCTGACCCGGAGGACGGTGTTGGCCCCCCAACACCTCTTACGGTCATCGATGAATTCGACTCGGTAGTTACCATACCAGAAGCAATTGTTCGTACTCCTGATGTTAGCAGTACGTCTTTCCTGCATCGCATTGACGGCGAATTTCAATGGGTCGAGACCGCTCCCGATCCGCTAACCGACCTTAAAACATCAACCATTCTTAAGATTGACGCAGCGGCAGATTTGGCAAGGGCAAAGGTTGTAGGCGACCCCGTGCGCGTAACAGAGTACACGCGGGCACAGCTCCAGGCAGAGGCATACCGGGACGCAGGCTTTACCGGGCAGGCAGGAAGTTGTGTGCGCTCGTGGGCAAGCGCTTGCGGGTGGACCGACCGTCAATCGGCTGAAGATATTCTTGCAGCGGCAGCGCGCTGGCTAGGGGCACTCGACTACATTCGTGACTTGCGTCTGCATGCTAAAAAGGCTTGCGAACGTGCTACTACCATTGTGCAAGTGAACCAAATTGCTTCTATATTTTTCGCAACTCTGGCTGCGGCCATGCAGGGGGTACAATGAACTACGATGAATATGCGCCATTGATTCAGTCTGGAGATTTGATTTCCGTACCTGTTGCCCACAGCATTATGGGCAAGCTCACTCAGTTCTTTACGCGTAGCGAATACACGCACAGCGGCGTTGCCTTCTGGATGGGTAATGAGTTGTTTATGGCTGAACTTAATGGCGGTCGGAACCATTTGATCCCCATTATCCAATTGCAGGACTTTGACGTCTACGAATGCCCACAAAACCTGCGAGATGTCAATGGCGCAATTCGTAAGTGGCTGAGCTATCCGGTGCAGTATGGTTACAGCGCGTTTATCGCCATTGGTCTGTTGAACTGGTTCCGTATTAAAGCGTTTGTCCACTGGCGCAATATCCTTGTATGCTCAGGCTATGTTGTGGCCATATGGGAAACTGCTGGTTGGCCGGAACATACCCGCATCCTTTCTCCGGGTGAGCTTGCCCAGTGCACACCTTTGAAGTTTAAAATTCGTCGTCCGAAATAAGAGAACGCTATGCCAAATCTTCGCATCTCGCTTGAAAACATCCTGCCACGTGCTAGCATTGTTGCATCACTGACTGCTGCAAGTGCTACTAACGCTTACGCCGCTGCCAACCTTCAAAAGAATTATAAAGCATTGGTGCATCGTAGCACAGGAACAAGTGTACAATACGACCTGACATTCACTAACACTGAAACGTTCAACTTTATCAGTATTCCAGTTTGCAATTACTCGCCAACTGTAACTGTTCAAGTACGCGTCTATACGCTTGCGGGTGATGCGACACCGAACTATACTCAGGCAGCGTTCGCAGCAGGGCCAGCACCCGCTATTTTGGTACGGGGTAAAACGGCAGCGCAGTCTGCCAGCGCTTATGCTTATGGTGGCGGGCATGCTGTGCGCGTCTACTTGCCGAACTGCTCCGGTAAGCTGGTTCGCATTAACATTGTCGATACAAACAATCTGCAAGCTGCTGTTGAAGCTTCCAGTATTTGGATCGGAACTTACTGGTCACCTGCCATTAATATGGACTACGGCGTCAGTCTGACATACATGGACGAAACGACTCACAAGACTACTGCTGCGAGTGACCTTGTGTCTACGATCGGGACTCGCAAACGCAAGCTGAAGTTCAACATTAGCAAGATGCGCGAAGTTGACCGCGTTCAACTAGTTGAGATGATGCGTGCTAACGGTAAAGGTTGGCCGATGTTTGCTAGCTTTTTTCCAGCGGACGCTTTACCCAAGATGGAACGTGACTACGAAGGCATCTGGAAGCTTTCAGAAACAAGCGAGATGGTTCTGGAGTTCATGGACACTTATAACGCACAGATTGAACTTTTGGAAGTTTAATCAAAAAGGAGGATGTTGCGGAGAGGTAATTTGAATTGCTTTACCAATGGGGCCCGGGTATAATTGCGTTGCTAGGCCTTACGGTCGTAAAGTTTTTCTACGGGAGGACGTTATGAAACAAACCGATATGGGCTGGTCACCACCAAAACCTAAGGATCAAACCATGCCAGATCAACTTAAAGCATTAGTTGAGAAGTCACCCGAAACATACGCGTTGACTACTTACATGTGGGTTGTCGGACTGTCAGCAGCTGGCGGAGCAGTGGCATTTATCCGAAAGTATAAGGCGGGACACAGTCGTGCTTTTAACGTAGCAGAGTTCGTAGGTGAGTGCGCCACCTCAGCCTTCGCTGGCGTAATGACCTTCTATCTTTGCGAGTGGAGCGGTATCTCTGCACTCGCCACCGCAGCAATGGTCGGTATCTCCGGCCACATGGGTAGCCGAGCCATCGCTAACCTGGAGCTGTTCTTCGAATCACGTTTCCCCAAAGCTGTACCTCCAGCTCCAGTCTCCCTTATTATTCAAGAAACCACTCATCATGATCAACAGCCGCCTACTCTCTGACTTACATCCCAAAGTAACACTCATGGCGCAGCAGTTTGTCGCCAAGTGTAAGAGCCAGGGGATTGACGTGCTGATCTACAGCACCTACCGCGACCACGAAGCACAGGCAGCAGAGTATGCCAAGGGTCGCACAAAACCCGGACCCAAGGTTACGAACGCTGCGCCTGGGTCGTCTTACCACAATTGGCGCTGTGCTTTTGACTTCGTCCCGTTGTTGAAAGGTGTGCCACAATGGAACGACAGCGCTTTGTATCTGCGCTGCGGTATCATTGCTGAGTCGGTTGGTTTGGAATGGGCAGGTCGTTGGGTAAGCTTCCGCGAAACCGCCCATTGCCAGTTCACAGATGGTTTGACAATTGCTGATCTTAAAAGCGGAAGGAAAATAGGATGAAAACCTTGATCACGATGGACCGCATCTTGGGAGCAGGTCGGTCCCTGACAGTGTGGTTTAACGGCATGATGGCTCTGCTGATTTCGTTTTACGAGATCTTCAAAGACGAAGTGCCAAAGCTGCAAGAACTGCTGCCACCAGACGCATACCACGACCTAGCAATCGTCATGATTGTGGTCAATACGCTTCTGCGTTTCAAGACCACCAAAGACTTGGCGAATAAATAATGCTTGCCCTATTCTCCCCCTACAAGCTCCTGATTGAGATCGTTGTGATCGGAGCTATTGCACTCGGCGGAGTATGGGGCATCCATTCGTTCCTTGAGGGTCAGCAACAAAAAGGATACGACAAGGCAGTCGGAGAGTACAAAGAGAAACTGGTGGAAGCTAAAGAAGCTGCCAAAGTGCGAGAAGCTGAATTGCGTGCGCTAGTAACGGACGCTCAAGCAAAAGGAAACGAACGTGAACAAACGATACGCGATGTTGCTGCCAGCGGTGCTGCTGCTTCTAACGGCTTGCGCGACACGCTCGCCCATATCCGCCGCAGTTCAAGTGGAGCTTCCGTCGAAGCCCTTGCCAACTCAGTCACAACCCTCACAACTGTATTCGACGACTGCCAAACAAAGTATCGAGCAATGGCAGAAACAGCTGACCGACACGCAAGCGACAGCAAAACCCTAAGCGACGCCTGGCCGGTAGCACAACCCGCTAAATAAACACGGCAAGGGTGCGGCAAGCTGTGTTTGCCCTTTACCCCGCACTTAGTACCTGCACCAGCTAGCGCAGCGCACAGCGCGTTTAAACACACTTCTTCAACTGCTCGTACTCATGATCTTCTAGACGCAATTGAGTACCTTGCAAATCTGTGACAAAGAATTCTTCGAACGACTCGTAACCGTAGCAGTCTTTTACAATCGAGTAAAAGACAACGACAACATGATCGTTCTCATCTAGGTAACATTCCTTGTAATCCAAGGTTGGGTGCTTATCAATCAGAGCCTTCAAGCTCGGGCTCAAGTTCTTCATCATCTTCTTCCTCTTCCGCTGCGTCGTTTGTAATAGGTACATTATAACCGATTTCTTTAAGCATCTTATAAGTTTCGGTGACATACCATTCGTAGTCAACGTCGTCCGGAAATTGCTCAGGTAAATCCATTAGAGGTTTGGCACCTTTGGTTCGCGCAACAAGGTTGCCAGACTTAGCGATCACAATCTCTGTTTGCTCACCGGTTGCGTAGTACCAGCGGATAACTTTTCCGAGATAAGTCTTGCTAGCGAGATGTACAGCCCCTCCGTTAACATTCCGCATCGAAGTAAATCTTCGAATATCTCTGCAGGCATATACTGTGGTTGCGGGAGGAGTTCCGTGCTCAATGAACGCTTTAACTGCGTCGACGCATATCTCATTGATAGCATTCTTTTTCGGTGCCGTTGGCCCATATGCGCCTTTTAGTTTAAACAAGCTGCCTTTTTGCGGAACTTGATAGACAGCAATGTAATTGTTGATATCCTTGCTGTAGACAGCTTTGTAGCAAGTTTCTTCTGTTGTGAACCCTGTCTCTTTACGCCATTGGTCAACAATGTTGTTAAAGATATCTCGCATGCTACGTTTACACTTGACAACAATACCGTCGGTGTTGACGGAGATAACTTGGATACCTGAAAGCTCAAAGCGTTCCACCAACATGAAGATGGACAGCTGACCGGTAATGGTTACCTGGATCATTAAGTTTGGAGCGTATACAATTGACCACATACTTCCGAGCTTACCGAAGGTGCCGTTGACCACAATCTTCAAGCACTCTGCAACAATGATGTCCTTTGCCTTCTTAGCACTCAAGCGTTCAACGACAATGCCATTGTACACGAGCAGGAAGTCTTTACCTAGATTGTCAGGTGTCAGACCTGCATTAAGAATCAGCTTAGGGTAGTAGGAGTCAGCGTCGGTATCGATAATTTCATACTCGTCGTCTGCTACGTGGCCAATGCATTTTTCCTGGCTGTGCAGTCCACCAATACCAATCTGGTATTTGCCCTCTGCAATGCTGATAACCCGCTTGTCAAGCTCAGGAGGCATGATAACAGAACCCGTATAATGGTCTACGTGAAACACTGCTGTTTCAAACAGATTCAGCATCTGGTTCATCATGGGTGTGTGGAACTTAATAAACTTGGGAGCGACAAAGTTGTACTTGGTCCCAGGCTTAAGTTTGGTGCGACCCAAATGCTTCTTGCCGGTGATGCGTTTGATCTCAGCAGTGATAATTGCTTCTGCCATTTGTGCATCCGAATGGGAGCGGAGGTCGATGCGGTACTTCTTACCTTGCGATTCGCGAATCTCGATTTGCGGCAATACGTTCTTAAAAAGTAGGTGAGTATTGTCCAAGTCGTTGACGCAATAGTAACGCAAGATGATAATCTGCTCTTCTGTGAGCCAAGTACCTGGCTTAAACGGGAGATCCTGTAAACGTGGTGCGTGCAGACGGCCAGCACAAACTTTCAAACCCGGCCCAAGCGCTGTCAACTCAATAAGGTCAATCTGGTCCACCATTGGTAACATTTCACCGTTGAGGTCAGCCTTCGGGTACATGTTAAATTTCACAACTTTATACTTCTTATAGACCTCTTGCGCCTGGCATTGCTCAACAATCAGCATGCAGGTTGCGTCCCACATTTGTTTCGCACCATAGCCAGCCACAGCAAGTGTGGTCACAGGGAAGTCGTACTTGCGACCATTAAAGTTGATGAGGGTGAAGTTGTGAAGTACCCAAGTAAGTTTCGGGATGTTCAGTGTGTAGACGTGATTGTCATCAAACACGTCCAAATGGTCGCATTCAAAATAAACAATCTTGCCGCTCACGATGGACTTAAACATGAACAAGCAATAGTTCGGGTAGACCTCAATGTCAAAAAGAAGTTTCTCTTTATTTTTAGAAGCCATGTAGAGTTCCATATCTGTAAACAGATTAGGTATCCAGCGCTTAGCTGCTTCTAAACCCGGCAGGTAATCAGGTTGCTCCCAAAACCGCTCAGGGATGTCCCGCTTTATTTTTTCTTTTTTAGGCGGTTTAACCTTTGCTTCGTCCTGCCAGAACAAACCAATTGCATCTTTTCTTTTGCTCATTGCTACTCCGATAAGTACCCTATTAATCCCGGGTCAAGGATAGTTGAAAGCTATTACTTGAATACCATAATCTTGCGCGCAAGAGCTTGCTTGACCATGTTTGCAGTTCCTTTATTACCAGGCAGAGCAATGACGCAATCAGGTAGACCCCAATCGAGCATCCAGGTATTGCGAAGCGTACCCGCGCCAAGCTGATAAAACGTCCAGTTAGCAGGTATTACCATCATGGGCAAACCCTGGAGCATTGCCCAGCGACCAGCCATTTTATCAGCACCATTTGCACCACCATGGATGATACAAAATTTTTCAGCAAAGAACGGCTTAACTGCGTCCATTACATTCTGGAAATGTTGCTCGTCGTCAAAGCTGCGTCCGCCACAGACGAGAATTCGTGAGTAACCGCTCATGTGGAACTCCCTGATTTACCGTAGGTGGCATTGGGATTAGAATAATAATTCCCATATGGATGCTGATTAAGCTCAGCGACTGAAATCAAACCGCGTTGGGTCACGACAAGGTTCTGTCCATGAAAGCCGACAGTTGTACCTTGCTTGAGGCGTGCATGTTGTTCTGCCATTATTTCTTTAGGAATGAACATTTGGTTCCCTTTCTTGTGTTTGTTGAACGCGTGCAGCTTCAAACAGGGCTTTAGCAAATTCTAATTCCCAACCCCAATCGTAATATTGCAACTTACAAGTTGCAGCAGCATCAAAGATTTCTTGCTCAGTAAGTTCGCGAACCATCATCATGCTCGTACTCCAATAATTGCACCGCGCAGCATGCCGTTTTGGAACATGCAGGGACCGGGATAACCCGTCCAGTCGATAGTTTTAGCACTACCCTTGAGCAATTCAAGGTGTGCAATGTTATACCGACCCTCTGCAATAAAGTCAGCTATGTCGAATTGGGCACCTTCGCTGTCCTCCGTATGTGTGGTCAACTGACCCTCGCGGAAAATCACCGTACCCAGCTTGCCTACGAAAGGTTTAATTACGTCCAGCGCTTCAAAGAAACCTTCCTCAATAGGTTGCTGCACCGAGGGACGATCCAATACTTTAGCCAGATTTGGCCAGGAATCGGTATCGTAGAGTTGAGTGCGTAACCAACGATCGCCTTCGTAGTGGAAGGTAATACTGCCTTCAGCAAGCTGCGCGTAGAGTGGGGGCTCATTAATACGAATCATTTCTTTAACAGCGACTGCTGGGATGTTGACCACACTTGGGAACACTGTGCCAACCCAATATTGCACAAGCATGACGTTGTTGGTTGCGAACAGGCTACCGTCGCGGAGTAGAACACCATTGGCCCAACGACGCGACGCATCGCTACCGATAAACGGTTCAACAGCTTTTAGACCAGCAAGCAAAGCTACACCGTCAAACTGGATAAACTGCCCTTCAGGAAGGGGATGCGGTGACTCTTCCATCACGCAGTTGACGTGCATTTTGAACTTGCCCGATTTTACCAGCAGACGCCCGTTAGCGGTCATGTTGAGCTGAATGGTGTCGTCACACACAGCGATCGCTTTAATAAGGTCGTCCGCTTTAGGACGGCATGCAATGTCAAACGGGATAGGGCTGCACAGCGCTAGCACTCCGTTGAACCCGCGCACCTTGCCGAATTCAATAACGAAGTGGGTAAGTGCAGGCAGGAAGTCTTTCTTAGCGACTGAACCCTGGACGAATTTAAGTGACTTAAGCATGCATGCTCCCGTAATCGCAACCAGCGATCAGTTCGTCGTCCAACTCACCAAGACTTTCCAAACCCAAGCTTTCAGACTCACCATGACACTCTGGCTCAATATCCATGCAAGACAGAAAGCCCGCGCTGAGCGGTTTAACTTCGGAGTTCTTGAAGTGCTCTTGCAGTAATGGCACGAAGACTGCTGCTGCCAGCTGGTGCACAACAATTTCAGGAAAGATGAAAGGTATTCTCATCGTTTGACCATCTTTAGAGGTCACTTGCATTACGACGTATTTCATTTCTTTTCCTCTGCATCAGATTTAGCGAAGTCACGTTCGAAACATTGGATTGCATAATCCCATTGGTCTACAGGCGTGTGTTCATCGCTGTGTT